AAATGTTGCAACGTTGAACGATTTTATCTTATGTTGCAACGTTGCAACATTTCGAAACGTTACGAAATTTGATAAACGACAACGTTGTCGCTTTTAGGTTAATAAATATGATCGTGTGGTCGTATTTATTAAAGTAGCATTTAATATTTCCCAACGTTGGGAATTTTAAAATAGGGTAAGTTGTTTTTTAAAAAGTCGAAACGTTACGACTTTTTATTTTTAAAAGTATTTACCAGTTCAGATAGCAAATATAATTCTTTATTTGTAGTTTCCTTATCTTTTACAAAATCGATTATGTTTTCAATATAAAAATATCTTTTACTATCTTCTAAAGAAGCGTTCACAATTCCTTGGGGAGTGATTTCTGGAAAACCGTCTTCATCATTAGGAAAATCCTCTGGATTTTGTTGAGCCAAGTCGGGCATGGGTTTAATGGGTTCATCTTCAAAACCTAATAAATAATTTAAACTTACATCAAAATATTTGGCTAACTGTTGGCCTCTATCTGCTTTGAATCGACTTTCACCATTTTCCCAACTTTGGAGAGTACGTAAAGGAATATTATGTTCTTTAGAGAATTCCTTTTGTGAAATTCCTTTTTTTTTGCGTAATTCTTTCAATCTATTCATAGTAAACACCTTTCAAAAACATTATAACACAAAAAATATTTAAATAGACGCAAAAAATTGCATTTATTTTTTAAAAAAGTATTGACAACGCAAAAAAATGCGTGTATAATTCAAGATGTACCGCAGGAAGTTGCGTGTAAATTAGTAAACACCATAAAAATAATATAAAGGAGGTAAAGCATGAGAAATAACATGCGCTTATTATTAGCAAAGCAACGGAAGAAAACTTCTGACGTTGCAGAAGCTACAGGGATATCAAAAAGTACACTAACGGCATTATACTATGAACGTGCAAAGAGTCCAACATTGGATACTTTGAAGAAAGTTTCAAGTTTTCTAGGGGTAACTATTGATGAATTTCTAGATGTGAAAGATTAGAAAGGATACATAATGTATACATGATTTTCAAAAAAAGACAACAAAAAAAGTCAAATACTCGCCTTCGCCAAAAATTGAGTATATGACTTAAAAGAAACAGGTACCTAGAAAGAATACTTTCTAAATACTTTTTATGTACCTAGTATATCAGAAATTAGAGAGGTACACAAGATGAAAGGAAAGAAGTTTTCCCATTATCCCCGCTTATTAAGTAGGGCAGTGACATTGGTTTCACAACTATACCATGGAGAAATTACAAGATTTGATTTTGATATCTTTTATAAAAGACTTGGAGATCAGATAGAACATGAACGAAAATTAAATAAATAATCACTTATTAAACAGGCAAGCGGATAGGTGAAAAAAGAAAACTGTATAAGAAAAGCCATGCTGACAGGACAATTTAAAGGCTTTGTTTAGAAAAAATGTGGGTGATTTCCCACGAAACACCACTACAAGCGTTCGCCAACTTGGGGCAATAGCCTAGCGTTTGGAGTGTTGCTAACTCAGTATAGGAAACGGCAATTGAAAGGAACAAGAAAACAATATGACAGTAAAAACAAATGATGTTTTGGTTGAGTATGAAAGGATTTGTTCACAGTTGAGTGAAATTCAACTAGTCTTAGAAATGGCTAGTATGGAAGACGGTAAAAATTCATCAGCTTTATTAAATACTGTAATTCAAGCTATAAACCAACTTATTTTAGAACATACTGAACAGGCCAATAATTATAGAAAGATGATATAAATGGATATCTATCCATGAAAAACCGCTATAAACCGCCTAAAGATCAGGAAAAAGCTGATTTAGAGGCGTGTAGAAGTTAAAAAGAGAATGAGGGAAATAAAATGAATGAATGGAATTTACCAACTGACAAAACCATTATTTTACTTGTAATTCTATTTAAAATTGTATGGAAAATATGGAATAGACCAAGTCCAATCAAACTAGTTGAAGAAAAAGAAAAGGTAGAAGTTTCAAAAGGATTAAATCCAGATTATGGGGCTTATGTTTGGCTAGCTGGCAAGCGTTTTAATTGAAAGGGGTAAGGATATGGAATTACTTTCAAAGGAAATTCAATTGGAATGGCTTCAAACTCAAAAAGAGACTTTAGAAACCCTTGTGAATTTAGAAATGGAACGAAAAGGGAAACTAGATCTTATTACTAGAGAAGAATTAAAAGAGGCCCTAGGAGTTTCAGGAGAAACACTAAGAAACTGGGAAATGATGGGTTTACAACGTTTCCAAACTCCTATGGAGAGAGCTAGAAAAGTTTATTACCGCCCAAGCGATATTTATTTATTCTTATCAGTGAGGTAGAAGAAATGGAAATACAGTATTTTGAACCGTCTATAGAATTTAATAAAGCGATTTATAATGCTCCGTTGGACCTTTTGTTATTGCCATCTGGAATTGACAAGAAAAACGAAAAGAAGATTATAGAGCATTTTGAGGAGGTGAAAAGATGTATAGGCAAGTGATTATATTTCTTAAAAAACAAAAAATACCAGATTTTGACTTTATGAGGAATAACCCTACAAAGGTTTATAAAAAGAATGATTGGTATGCTTTTCCTTACTATGAACCACTTGGAGAAAATCTAACAGAGCAAGTAAGTTCTAAAATGATGATCCAGATTGTTACAAGCTTTAAAGAACTGGAAGATAGGGGCTGGCATTTAGTCCGTGATTTACCGATCAGTTATTTAAGTGGTGAATTATTAGAGTTTTTACAACTCTATGAAACCTATAAACTCGGATCTCTTAGGAATGGGAATAGGTTAGAATTTAGTGGGCAATTGCTTGAATTTGTGGCTTATGGAATTAATGATCGATCAGAAGTTTCATCATTCCTTAAAATGATGGTAGGGGCTGGATATGAATTAGATATTATCATTCAGATCTTTACAAATATTGTCAAAAGAAAAAACCTTGCCCGTGATTTTGTACAGTTAATTAGTCGTTATGAGGTTACTACATGAGTGTTAAAAAAGCATTAGAAAAGACAATACAAGAAGAACGGGCTTCCCCGAACTTTCCAAACCTTACGGAAAGAAGAGAAACAGAAACCGAAAATAATAGTCTTGGTTTAGTTGAAAAGGCCAAAGGGAAAGGCTGGGCTTCTAGTTTAGATAATTTGAGTAAGATTATAAGTGGCGATAGTAGACTAAAAGAAAATCTAAGATACAATGAGTTCACACATGAAATTGATATTGTTGGTTCATTAAAGCTTAATAGTGATAACGGGCTTACTGGGGTAGCAGATGATAGTGTTTTAAAAGAAATTCGTCTATATATTGCAAAAAAATATAAAGTGGATTTTAAAAAAAGCGATATTTCTGACACTTTGGAAGTTGTGGCCCGTACACAAGGTTACAACCCCTTGAAAAAATTCTTGCTAGAATGTGAAAGGGAATATATTTCTTGTGGTGATCCACCAGAAACATTTAATATTTTACGTCAATATCTTAATGTAGAAGATAGTAAATACAATCGGATAATATTTGATCTATTTTTCCGTGGAGCAGTTGCGAAAGTGTTTGATCCTAGTGTAAAGTTTGATTTTGTATTAGATTTGACTGGTAAACAAGGGGTAGGAAAAACACAATTTTTTGAAGGCTTGTTTACAGATCAATACTTCACAACCGTTGAAACTTTCACGGATAAAGACGATAAAGCCCGAATGGTGCGAAATTGGTGCGTTTTTGATGATGAAATGGTGGCAACTAAAAAAACCAGTTTCCAAGAATTAAAAAGGTTCATAACTGATAGAAAAATCGAATATCGACCGCCTTATGGTAGTACTGATAGGCGATTACTGAAAAACTTTGTTATTGTACGGGCAACGAACCAGCCCGACTTCCTAAATGATTTAACTGGAGAACGCCGTTTTCTAGTTGCAGAAGTCTTTAAAGATAGTTCCTACAAAGGTAGAAACTGGACTGAAAATGATCGTAGGAGGTTCTGGGGGGGAATGGTTAAGGCTTGGAGAGATAATAAAGCCTTAACCCTATCAGATGAACAAGAAGCCCTAGTAAACGCTATACGGGCCAAATATAAAGCTATAGATGAAGAATTAGAAGATCTTGAAAGATATCTTAATACTCCATATCCCGAAAGAATGTATTTTAGCCCTCCTAATGATAAAGTTAGAAAGTATTTTATCCATGAAATTTTCACTAATGGAATTTGGCTTAATGGAAATAGTGAGGAAGAAAAACTAGATGAAAAATACGGGAAATTAGTTGAACGTGATCGCTTAACTGTTAACCTATTTTTTCAAGAAGTCTATCTGAACGATAGCCCCACACCAAAACAAAAAGCCAAGATTAGGCTAGCAATGCAAAATAAAAAAGATTGGGGATATAAAAATAGTGTAAAATTCGGAAGGGTTGTAACATCTGGTTTTTTCAAATAATAAATTACCATGGTAGGAATTTCGGAAAAAAAGTAGGAAAAAGGCCCCAAAAAATCCTACCACTGAACCCGTTGGGAGAGTAGACTTCTATCTAATAAATGAGTATTGCGGTAGGAAACTAAAAATAAAAATCCTACCATTGAAACCCATTGGGAGAGTAAGGGAAAGATAATAATGGTAGGAAAATACAACATTTATTAATAAACTTATTATTATTAAATAAGTTATAGCTATATATGTTATAAGTTGATAAGTTGTCTAAAAAAAATCCTACTTTCCTACTTTTTGCGAAAAACGTTGATTTGACGGGCTTAATTTGGTAGGAAAATTTTCCAACACTTTCCTACCAGTTTAAAAAAAACCTACTACGAATATTAAAAAAAGGAGGTGCAAAATGAAAATAAAACTAAAATACAATGTAAAGGAATTTAATTTTACATTTGATTTTAAAACAGAAGAAACAGCTCATATAGCCTCGGAGGCACTTATAGGATATTTACTGGGTACTCATTTTAGGGTAAATGCAAAGGTAGACTTCCTATGTGTAGAAAAGGACAGTAGTCTAACTAGATTGTTGTTAAAATATGTATCTGTAAATGATTTAAGCAGTATTCTAAATCAAATCTGTAACTTTTATGATGAATATCGTACAGGGCTAAATTTAGATTTCGATAAAGAATGGGAGGGGTTATAATGGATAAACTAACAGAAGGGTGGTTGTATTTCTTAAAAAATGGTATAATTAAGACAGTAGAGCTCCCAAAATTTGGGGAATTAAACATTAAAATTTCTGATGGTGTAGTAACACTAGTTGAAGTAAAAAATAAAATTAAAATTTAAATACTGACCGAAACAATCGGAGGTAGGACATAAAAAACACTAACAGTTTTTGTCTTACTTTCGGTTGTTTTTTAGTTGAAAATTGAAAGGAATAAAATAAAATGACAATGAAATTAAACGGACAAACTAAAAACGATTATGAACAAGCTAAAGCAAAATTTATGAATGCAGTTAAGAATAACGCATCACAAGAGGAACAAGGAATTTTATACGGAGAAATGTTAGATAAATTACAGGATCATATGATTTCAGAAGCACGTCAAGGCGTTAATAACGATTATAGCGCAACTCGAAAACCCCACTTATCGGGAGAAGAAATTACATTTTTCAATGAGCTTGATAAAGAACTACCAGTAGGCATTGAAAAACTGTTGCCAGAACAAACAATCGATCGAATTTTTGAAGATATTAAAAAAGAACACCCACTTCTTGAAAAAATCGGCTTACAAAATGCGGGCTTACGTTTGAAATTTATTAGTTCTGAAAATACTGGATCTGCAACATGGGGGAAAATCTTTGGCGAGATTAAGGGACAACTAAAAGCGAGTTTCGGAAGTCGTCAAGAAATTCAAAATAAATTAACCGCTTTCGTTGTAATTCCAAAGGATTTTAAAGATTACGGCGCAGAATGGATCGAAAACTATATTCGTACACAATTAACAGAAGCCTTTGCCTTAGCTCTTGAAGAAGCTTTCTTGAATGGTGATGGAGATAACAAACCAATTGGACTAACTAAGAAGATTACAGGAAAAGCCCAAGACGGGGTAACCACATACCCTAAAAAGGAAAAACAAACTGGTAAGATTACTTTTGAAAGTCCTAGAGCAACCATTAATCAAGTGGCAGACATCTTTAAATTCCATTCTGAAAAAGAAAATGGGGAAAAATATTCTGATGTGACTAACAAAGTAGTCTTAGTGGTTAACTCTTCTGAAATTTGGGAGATTGAAAAAGCTCTAACTAACTTAAGTGATAATGCAGACTATAAAAAAGCAGTTCCTTTAGGCTTACAAATTATCCCATCAGTTGCACAAGAAAAAGGGTTTGCAACCTCCTTTGTACAAGGGCGATATGACGCATTTGTGGGCGGTGGTATCGACATTCAGCGCTATCAAGAAACTTTAGCGGTTGAAGATATGGATCTATTTGTTGCTAAACAATTTGCATATGGAAAAGCACATGATGAAAAAGTTTCTGCAATTTGGGAGCTTGATTTTTCTAAAATTAATGGCCAAGGCATTGGGGGTTAATGAATGAAAAATAATGATATTGAAGAATTGTACTTTCTATATCTAAATTGTAGTAAAATCTATCTAAACCCTTTCAAGAAATTATTAGAAAAATGGTATGAATTGAAAGGAGAGAAAGAAGTAGTCAATACCTTTAATAGTCTTGAAAAGGAAAAACAAGATTTATTAAAAGAAATTGAGAGTTATAAAATAGATTTTCAAAACACCTTAGAAGCTCCAGACAAAACTACATTAGATAAAGAAAAAGTCTTGTCAGAAGAATTTACAAAGCGATTAGAGAAAATACATAGTGAAGGTATCAAATATATTTCTAACTGGAACAATCTGATTGACCAAAAAATTACCCCCTTAATATTGAAACTTAAGCAGGAGTATCTGGAACAAAAGGAAAGTTATAAAATAGATATCTGTATCTTTCTTGAAGACATGGAGAGCTTCTTCAAGGGTGGAGATATTGAGCAAGAAGCAAGATACTTTGTAAACAATAAGATTACAGATAAGTATATATTCACAGTAGTTGATCCAGCTAAAAAGGATAAAGAATATTACACAAAGAAAGGTCAAGGCCACCTATACCAAGAGGCACTTGAAGGACTTCTAAAAGTATATAACCTTTCATTTGATATGATCTTATGGAGTGATCTACTACTCGAAGAACTTATACTAGATCGAAAGCTATCAAGTGGCAAGCCGTCAGACTTCAACGCTTACATATCTTCAGTAGTCGATAGATATATCGAAAGCAAAGAAAAAGAAATGATAGAAGCGTACAATGTTTTGAATGGGCTACCAGAGAAGAAACAAAGTCTACTAGGAAAGATATTTAAATAGAATAGAAAGATAGGTTTCGGCCTATCTTTTTATCATTCAATATTATCAATTAGACATAACGAGGGAAACGCCAATTCATTTTTTAAAATCTTGTAGTTCCTTGATACGCTTGGGGTTTTGTGAATGAACGAATTAGACAGAATGTAAGATATGTCTAATTCATAACTAAAAATACTTATTTAATTCCGTGTTTTAAGGGAACAATGAACTCAAATTACAGTATTTTATAAAACGCTTGATAGAGTAGGGTTGTTACTTATCAAGTGAATTCAATAGAATGTGTAAAACAA